TGGTGCTCGTTGTTGAGTTGGTAAACACTCCAAGGTTAACTGTGAACAGCTCATATAACACGTCATGCCAGCCTTGTTTTTGATAATATACACTTGTTGTCGCGTCTTGCTCCACCCCAAGACCATCGTCATCTTTCGTTCCGTGTATTATGCTCACACTTACATCTGATGCTGATATTGCTGGTGTTAAATCATCCAGTCTTGTGATTGGTTGGCTAACCTGGGTGATGCCTTGTGACCAGGTTATTGGTATGTCATCTCCCCAGTATGTATCATTTTGAGATGTATCATAAGCTACCGGTCGCGAGTCATTACCTGTTGTATTGTCTATGTATTTAAATCCATTATTACCGTCCTTGTCTGGTAGTGTTGCTCCATATAACCCCATGTTATTCACATCACCTTTCAACGTGAGATCTATGTTGCTGTGCCCGACGTTGGAATCATAAAAAACTGTATCGCTTGCATCTTCATTTGCCCATGCAAATTTTACAATTCTTGTATCATTACGATGATCAACATTACCGTATTGATATGATTTTTTATCATACACACCGGTGTGGTTTGGATCGTTCAATATTGATGTTTGTGTGTTGTCAAACGGGTATTCATCTACACTATCAATGGCAGTGTCATTATCAGTATCTGGATCTGTTGGTAATGTTCCCTGTTGTAATTCCTCCAAATCCGTCAAACCGTCACTATCAGTATCCGATAGTAACGGATCAGTTACAGCTTCAGTGGTGCTTAAATCCACAACACCATCATTATCAATATCAACCACACCAGTTATCTCTTCCCTGTCTGTAAGATTATCACCATCAGAATCCGCAGATACTGGTGATGTTGGTGCGAAATTTGTACCACCGGCTGTAACACCTGTCACCTCCTCATAGTCTGTTAGCTCATCATCATCAGTATCAACGTTCAATGGATCGGTTGTTCTCCCGTCTTTGAATTGTATATCTCCAGCGTTCAACTGTCCGTCATTATTCATGTCTTTGAACGCGTTTGTTTCCTCGAAATCCGTCAACCCGTCATCATCTGAGTCTGTATCCAACGGGTCAGTTCCGAGCTCACTTTCAATAGTGTCACTCAAACCATCATTATCATCATCAGTATCATACTCATCAATCCAACCATCACTATCAGTATCAACCTTCCCGGTGTTTGAGTCATGATCAGCATCTTCAAAATCAAACAACTCATCTTGACTCTGTTGGAATGTATTGTCACCATGAGGTTTCATATCACCATCATCATTCATGTCCGCGAAATTATCTATACCATCTCCATCCGGATCATTTCCGGTGGCACTCAAAGGGTCACTTGGGGCGTGGTCTATATCATCTCGATAGGTATCATTATCAGTATCAGCGCTCACCGGATTGGAGCTTAGAGTAGATGATATTGACCCAGCAGCAGATGCCAGCATGGTGTCGTGCTCTTGCTTGTCTGTTAGTGTGTCATCATCAGTGTCAATGTCAAGTGGATCTGTGCCTATCTCTTGCTCCAGTATATCACTCAACCCATCATTATCATCATCTTTATCATACACATCAATCACACCATCTCCATCAGTGTCTGGTTGATTCGTGAAGTCTGGGTCTTGTTCATTCAACACACCATCACCATCAATATCCGGATCGAATTGATCGTCAAACTCATCTGGTTCATCCGGCATGGGTTGGTTCATCGAGCTAGAATCACCCGGGTTGTAATCAATATGCTGTCCGGATTGACCGTCACCCAGTTGACTATCAACTTCATCCGGTGTGGTGTCGTTGTCATCATCTGGGTCGAATTTATCTATTATATTATCCTGATCATAATCCAGTTCACTTGCATTCGACGTATGATCTGCATCCGCAGAATCCGGAATACCATCATCATCGTGATCAAAATTATCACCAGTTGCCTTTCGTGGATCACCTGGAGCCCGGTCCGCGCTGTCAATGTAACCATCACCATCTGTGTCGCTATTTAGTGGGTCAGAGTACAATGCACTTAGTGCTAGTGGTGGATATCCTGAGTCAGCGGAGAGTGATGACACACCGCTGAACGCGATGGTTGATATCTCAATGTTATCAGGTACATTGTCGTCATCTGTATCAATATCAGTAGCAGATGTACCATATGTGAATATTTCTTCATAGTCTGTAACAGTGTCACCATCAGTATCTAGATTGACTGGATCTGTTCCATGTATGTTCACCTCGTCTCCATCCAGTATACCATCCTGATCAGTGTCAACATTTCTAGGATTCGCACCATGTTGTATCTCTGCACCATCATTAAGTTGATCTCCATCTGTATCAACACGCATTGGATCACTCTCATGTGTTATAGATTCTTCATAATCCGTCAATCCGTCAGAATCAGTATCAATTTGTCTAGGGTCTGATTTGGTGTAGTACTTACCGGTGCCGGTTATTTCCTGTGTATCAGTAAGCATATCATCATCCGTATCTACGTCAAGCGGGTCGGACGTGAATATAACACCATCACCCACATCAACACCATGCACTTCCTGACCATCAAGCAGACCGTCATCATCAGTGTCACTGTCCAGCGGGTCTGTACCTGCAGTGATTTCATCAGTATCAATCAACTGATCATTATCATCATCAACATCATACATGTCATCCGTACCATCTTGATCTGTGTCCAGTGCAGACTCAAACACCACAGGTTTATCAATTATAGGAAACACATTGATAGATCTTTCCTGTAATAACTCTAGTATTTTGTCTTGTAATTCATATTGTATACGTAAGCATCTGTTGACCGTATCAGCTAAAACCAACTCGTTACTTGACACATACATGTCTGGTGTTATTTCATGTGTTAGTGATTCAAGTTCAAATTCGTTCATGTATTTGAACCCAATATATATAGAGAATCCATTCTGATCATAATATGTAGTGAAACGTCTAGATAAATTTTCTAATAACATTAAGTTGTTATGTAGTAGTTTATAAAACATTTTGTTGTAAACAACCACATCAACACTCTCAAGACGATTTATCTTTATGTCATCATAATACAATATTTTTGATTCGAATCCATCAGCTATTGTTTGTTGATATTTACTGTCCTCCAGAAACCTATATACACCTGCCCGTGTCGATTCAACCATTAGTATTTCATCCTTCTGTAATGTTTGTGTGTTGTTAGTCACATATGATTCAAATATGGTTATATCTTCAATCTCTCGCGAGGTCTCGATTGGTCCGATCTCCTTATCTGTTAGCTTGAAGCTACCAATATATCTATCCGCACGTGATATATATTTCTTATATACAGTTTTATCCGTCACAACATACATCACGTTTACATTCTCAACACTCATGTATATTCGCTTGAAAATATCATCCCGGATCATTTGCTCGTTCAATATTGGGTCAGCCATAGGTGTTTGGTCTAAATATGTACCGGAGGCATCAACTCTAACCAATATGGGTAGCTCCAGGTAATCATTTTGCGTTGACAGGTTGGATGATCTGTTGTGACACATGATATAGAACATATTCAAGTTATTATCATATATCATATCTAACGGATCAGATGGTAACACATCACCTAACGGGTACGATTGCTTCCAGTTTAAAAATGAATCGAATTCCTTGATTACACTCTCGCGTGTTTCTGTGTTATAATCCAACACAAACAACCGATTACCAATACTCGTCATTGCCACAGGGTTGATAAACTTGACTTTATGATCCAATTCTCCATTACCACCAACTGTGCCTGTTAACAACCGCCCAGGGGTGTCATTCTTGAGAATAGCTTCATCTAACGCTAACGCTCCAGAGATATCGAATTTGAATATCATCTTGTGGTGTGCGTCTAGTACAAACATATCTTGATTATCATTCACAATCACCCTGCTGATATCTCGGAAAAGAATACCATTGGACGGGTGCGTGACGCTGCTGTTTGATTTACGTTTACTGAGGTACGGGTTATCTGGATTGATTAACACATCCACACTCGACACACCATCACCACTGAGCATTATCAGATTGGTTGTTGTTGCTAGCACCATATTATAATGGTTTGCGTTCAGTTTATTTTGTATTTTGAGAATATGCTTTACACTGGTTATCTCACTATCATTAGATTGATCGTATGACTTCTGCGACACCCACTCTACACCGGAGCCTTTATCGATTATCATGTGTGTCCGATATGTGTTGTCTGGTAGGTCATTTGATGGCATCAACGATTGTGATATTATATACAACCAGTTCTCATACAACTTTTCCATGGAATAGTTGATAGTATCTGCGACCACAAAATCATTGTAACCAATCTTCACTGTGTTCCATTTATATGGTAATTCCAGCACATCACCCGGTAGACGGTCTCTCAACACATTGTATTGAGTTATTTCAGACGCAAGCTCTGGTGTGAATGATCCAATACTCGTGACTTGATTGCTCATGACAGCCAATTGATCCGATTAACATGACTGTTAGCAGGCAGGATCTCCTGTAATTCTTCTCTTAGTTGTTGGGTTATTTCTTGCTGTAATTCGGATGCAGTCAACGTAGTTGAGGTTATGTTCACATTGAAGTCCGCTGTACGAGCACCAGGTGGTTGATGTTTGAAAAATTTAGTAGCATGGTCAATAAAGTTCCGTCGACCAGCCGGTAGTGTAATGTTGATCGGTTGTATGGTCTTGCTCTTTCTAGCTAACACTCTTATTTTATAAAAGTTCAAGCATTCATTGTACACAGCTAAGTTGTTGATTCTACAGTTGTCAACAAAATAATTGTTTGTTTTTTGTAGGTGCTCACTCAGTAATATGTTGTTAAAGTGTGGGGTTGAACCGGCAAGCACTGGTGCTTGTATCGTCCGGCTGAACGCGTACGCGGCACCAGAATACCTGTCATCACTCGTAGCGGTGTCACGCAACAGACCATCCACAAACAGTCCTATGCTACTAGATTTTGAATCAAATGAAACTGCAAAATGGTGATACCCAGGTGATAATTCTTCTAGATTGAATTTCAATTGCACGAGCTCGGTCTTGTCTGTATCAAAATAATTTTGATACCTCATTTGAAATGTTATGTAATTGTCAAGGATAGTAGATCTATACAAATCCTTATTTGTTTCATAATTTGTTATGTTGTGTAATTTTTTGAATGATACATTTGTCAATTCCGGCATGTTTTTAATATCTAATGACCTGAATGATAGGTCGTCATTTAATTTTAAGATATATGTGTTGGATGTATCTGATCTTGGTTTGAGCAATATGATTATATAGTTGTCATACCCATTTTGATTGAATTCCGAACATATATCTAAGTAACAGTCATCAAAAATCTCATCCTGTAGTTCCGGGGCATAGCCTGATATCGGGTTGGTTGAGATTACATTCCGTAACTCGTCTGTTTTAGTTACGATTTTCTCATCGTGCAATAGATATATGTTGTTGTAATAATCACATTTTATTGAGTTGAAGTGTGAGTAACTCTTATCTAGTTTGAACGCATTGTATGTTATAGGTTCTCCTTGATCGACCCCACCGGCTAGTTGTATTATATCATCTGGACCTGGTACTAGATCTGGATCCCCTTGCACGATCTCAACTGTGTTGGTTGGGTATGTATCGTTCCATTCATTTATGATCGTAAACAAGGTTTTTACACCATCTGGCTCCACTTCACCACTTTTATAAAACCCTATTATGTTACCAACACTACCATAAAATCTGTTCTCCGCACGCAAATACACCGGACTATCGTTGATAAAACCGTTCCAAACAGCCTGCACTCCTCCTCTGTCACTCAGTGTATATTTATACACGTCCGGGCCCTTGATATACCATACATTACTGTTGCTATCAATCGTATAATCATCACAGTTTATTCTAAATTGATATCCCCTATTAGGGCAAACATACGTTTTATCTGATTGCGGCATGTCTGGAAAATCACCTCCCGCTGGGTCTGGCAACACATCCGGGTTTGTTCCCTGACTTATCTTACCAATCACATGATCAGGAAACACAACATTGCGCTGATTGATCGATTCGTCTCTAATATCATATTTGTACACGCTATCATTTTGATCAACAATAAACCGATCCCCCATGTTGATACCAGCGGAAGATACATCATACCGTTCCGGTAGTTGGGTAGTGACTGATACGCCATATAAACTCTCAAAATCAGTCATGTTTGTCTGTTCTACCAACATACCTTTCATATCATACATGTACGCATCTCCAGTTAGAGTCACAATTGTCATATTCTCATTCCCGGCATGTTTCACTACACTCACAACATCCGGTATTGTTATATGATTGAGTCTCACAAAATCGGTATTGTACACACCCACTCCAGTGGAGTCTGGTATCACTATGTATGGTGTTATGTTTTGTTTGTTAAAAAAACCTACACCCTCGTTAATATAATTACCTACAATTTGATTACCTAACACTTTAGACCAGTCATCACTAGCCAGGTCGAAACTTATAGTGAAATCGCTCCTTTTTGTGTTGTCACTACTACCAGCCTCAATGTATTGTTCACCAGTGAACTTCAAGTCACTATCAATATTGACGTATGAACCTCTATCTTGAGTATATGCAGGCTCAAGTCCTTGATGCACAAGCACATCTTTGACAGTATCCAGTGTTGTTTTGTCATCGATTCCACCAGCTCTATGATACGCATACAGACAACCAGGTTCTAGCGTTATGTCACTCTGTTTGTCAAATATATATTTGTCTTGCGCTTCTAGACTATTAACAACATAACTAAACTTATCACTATAAGTGTAATACTGCCCGGAGAGGCTCAATGCTTCTAGTGAGGTGAAGTGGTCCGGGTTGTAGTACCGATCAACCCATATATATGGTGGAAAATCGGTTGATTCCCATATTCTAGCATTAACATCTGGTCTATCACCTCTAGTTGTGATTAACGCTCTATACACAATATTATTATGTTCAACGAGTATATCCTTACGATACAATGTGTGTCGATCCCAAACAACACCTACATTGGACTTCAACCATGTACATAGCCATATTCCCGTCTCTTCATCACTAGGAGCACCATATGGTGTGTTGTACTTGTAATCTGCGGCTCGCTTGAATATTTTATCAGCAACAAGTGGGGTATCTCCACCGATGGCGCCTGCATCGACTAATCCAGCATCATTTATATTTATCTTCTCATACGGGTACATGTCCTGTGGTGTGTTGAAGTATGTTATCTCTCCGGGTTTGGCTATGACTTCAGTTTCATATGAATCATAACCTAAAAATAGCTCTGGGTCATCGTCTCTCAATTTGGATTTAAATATTTTATTATACTCTCTATGATCAACATCTCTTAAATTTGGGAACGGGTTGCCACGATTCATGTTACCGTGTGATGATATTTGATTTTTCAGTTGCATGAAATTTACTCTCATTTGATCACCCTCAATGTCCGTCAATTGTGAGTCCATTAAGTAGTTATTGTACACATTCCTATAACTCTTCGTTATATTTACCTCCATGTTGTTCTCATCTCCAGTCGTCTGATAACTAACCCAATTGTTTGACAACTCCAACTCTTCTACCTGCTTGTTATATGGTACCGTCCGGATCACTCCAGATGGTGGATAGTCTGTATAATCAACATTATCACCACTTGTTGGCATGGCTGTGAGAGTGTGATTAGTTGTGTCAGAAGTCAAGTAATATACGTTACCATCAAAGTTCTTGTACAATATCATGTAGCCAGTTTGTCGATTGATCATATATCCAAACTTTTGATCATCTGTAGGTTGATTGAGCTCAGATTTTACAAATCTATAATCCACACTACCTTCTCCAGGATCTCCTGTGACAGTCAAAAATACTGTCGATAGATTATCATCATGCTCAATACTACATGTATATTCGTCATGTAATGTTATCAGATAATATATATCACTCTCACGTGTATCCTGTGAGTATCTCCATGATTTAGTCAGAGTTTTCTCTACATCACCATTACCATCTCGTACCAACTCTCCCTCTGAATTGAGTCTAGTCGTTAGTTTCTCACCTATCACCCAATCTCTCGCTTCAGCATCATACACCTCCTCAACAACTTTCAAGTATGCTGAGCTGGTGTTATCATACGGATACCCTCCAAATAACAAGCTTGATGTGAATTGTTCTGGGTATTTGTCGAACTCCATGTCAAATTTTATCAAAGTGTCTAGTCTTGTCATGTCGGTCAGTGATATGTTTGACATGCTCGTTAATATATTGTGTGAGGTTCGTTGTTGTGGTAAACTGGTTATTAGAGACATACCATCGCTAGATTTTATGTTGATGTGATCAAATTTTACACGATCATCATATTGATGTACTATCTTGAGAGGTGTCCAAGTCGACCCGGATTCAGAAATATTTATATTATCCATATATCAGCTCCAGTTAGCGCTGTTTGTGTTCACGGTTGTGTATACAGAGTATGCCAGTGAGTTGCTACCAGCGTACAGCTCAAACCACGGGGATGTTTCAATAGTTTCCAATGCTTCATGAATAGCAGCCATTCCATCTTGTGTTGATTGATACGCCTGGTTCCAATTCTCGCTATTTATCTGTATGGTGTTGTGTGCACTGTTCCAATCATCCACACTGCTCATAACAATTTCATGTGTATTGTTCCATACAGTCTTGTATGTATCGACGGTATTTGCTGTGTCTGTCCATTTTGTTACATTCTGTTCGAGTGTATTTTTTATGGTCTGTTGATCCTCTGTTGTGAGAGTGCTCCACTGCCCGCTGTTACTGGACGTTGTTGTGTGTGTGGAGTTCCAATTACCACTACTCGTTTGTATTATGGTTTCAAGTTGTGTTATTCTGTCTAGCATGGCAGCTAGATCTGGATAAAAATCTACATTATCAGCACCCAACACAAAATCACTAACCCGGACTTTGCTCGTTTGACCAGATTTATGTACTATCAAGAAATCATCACTAGTCGCAGAATCACGAGTCGGTAGACCATCTATTGTAACTGTTTTGTTGCAGTCAGTCATCTATTATATATTTATTGACACGACATGTTTTTAAAACTATGTTATTACGATATAACATCTTGGTTGTGTCGAGGTGAGTTTACCGCTGTATCATAACCACCAGCGCTCACCACCACAATATCATACATCACACCAGGTGGTACAATTGTATCATCAATTACTATAGTGTTGTCACTAGTGATGTCATAATCAACACTAACACCAGTGAAAGCTGGATATAATGTGTTCAAACCGGTTTTGTCAAACAACTGCACACGCTCACCGCTCAATGCGTTGATGTTGTTACAAGACAGATACACACTGCTTGTTTCACCCAGATTGTAACCAAGCACCACTTTGTTGGTAGTCTGACCATCATCTTCAACATGTGTGATATACGGGGCTGCTGTTAGCGGTGGTCCTAAACCCTCAACATATGACCTCTCTGTCACATTATCATACATCGGTAAGACTAGTGACATGTCCGGGAGGTCGACGACCGGTGATATGTTGGTTGTAATTTTGTATATATTCTCTTGTGGTGTCTCCACTTGTTTGAACAGCCATGTTTTTATAGTGAATGTAGTGTCTGCACTAAGTCGATATGGATCTGTACCAGTCAGTGTATCAGGATAATCCATGCTAATATCACCAGACCATTCTACTTCTGTTCGAATCTCTTGATCGTAATATGTGAAACCTTCCGGCATCATCCATGAAATTACAATATAAGGGTCACAATACGGTACAAAATTGCTCACAATCTGCTCTATATCTGTTTGATACCGTGCCATCATGCTCATACTGACTTGTATGTTGATCGGTACTGGTTGTAGCATATGTACAGCTTTGTTAGATTTGTCAGACTTGGGTGAGCTCCTATGTCGTTCCTCACCGGTGTAATATGCACCTTCTAGTTTGTTGAACACACGGCTAGAATCTCGATTGATTCCAGTGATATTGACAGCCACCACCGGTAAGGTTAAGTGTCGAGCTTTGTTTGTCAAGTCATGTACCACACGTTGTTTAGGGGCATATACATATCTAACATGTACTTTAGACCTTACATTTTTAGATTTATCATGACGGCTTATTATTATGTTGTTGAACGCAGCAACAAACTGTGTCATCACGTCTTTTATCTCGAAATAAAAT